GTAGGCAGGTCGCAGAGAGTCATTTTCTAAAGGTTTTCCGAAAATAACTGAAATATCCGTATTTTCAAACATTACAGAAAGTTGTGTGAATATAGTGTGAATAATAAAAAAGGTGTTTACAATCGTGGCGTTTTAGATTTTGTATGTATTTGGGGTATGTTTTGGGGTAACCCCCTTTCTTTTTTAGGTAGGTTTCGGCTTCGCTGGCTGTTTCTGCAACGTCTTTTTTCTGCCGTCCTTAATCCATTCAAATAAACTTTGCTTTGAGAAATATAAACGCTTACCACGTTTACAAACAGGAATTTCAGCCCGTTGAGTATATCCGTACAAAGTAGGTACGGACAAATTCAAAAGTTCGGCTGCTTGCTGAACAGTTAAAAGCTGTTCGGGTTCGGGTTGGTTGGTGTTACCTTGCTTTTGTGCGGCAAAGTATGTTTCAAGTTCCTGCCTGAACAGTTGCCTAATTTCAGGAATTGAAAGCTGGGTAAAAATTACATTTTCCATTCGTGCTATAAATTTTGTTACAGCACAAATTTTTGTTCAGAATTAAGGGGTTGGGGTACGCAATAGAGTACCCTATATTTTATTTTCTCTTTGCTTGTTTCATTTCATTTTCTGCCTCTGTGAATGTGCCATGCTTTTCTTTATAGGCATAAGTGCTTTGCGGCATCTTTAAAGCCAAAGCCATATCGTCCTGTTTATACCCCTTCTGCTTTCTTATGTCTGGTAAATCTAACATTTACTTGATTTGAATCAATAAAATCAGGTAATACCAAAAAAACCTTGCTAAAAATTTGGTAGGGATTGGTATACCAATTTACATTTGCTTTACAAAAGCAAACTACTAAAACGATGACACAATTCAAAAAAGAAGTAATCAACCTGATGCTGAGCGACCCAAAGCTATATGGTGCGATTGCCGAAGCGAAAGGAATAAAGCCTGCCAATTTGGGAACGGTGATTCGCAGGAACGGGAATGCTATCAATCAGTACGCTATTGTGAAGTTGGTTTCTGACTATACAGGTAGGACACCAGATGAGTTAGTAGAACCCAAAGATATGATGACAGCCGCCTAAAACCAAATTTAAAAACCACTAAACCCCAGATATATGAAAAGAAAGACACTCACCCATGTTATCCAAAGGCCAAACACTTACGGCCAATATTGGACAGTTACGATTGCGTACTACAACCGCAAAGACTTACAAGACGGCGATTATGAGATTGTTTCCGTTTCGGTTTACGATGCTTCAGATTTCCGTTGCGAAATCACCGATATGCTTAATCAGTTGAATTTACTGGATGGGATAGTTGAGGATATAGACTGGCTTCAGGAATACGCCGAAGCTGCTGCCGATGCTTTAGAAAGGAGGGCAGAGGTATGAAACAGGGATATGAAATATCGAATAGGGGTACTTACGATTGCAATGCAATAGTTGTAATCAACTGGGAGGTTTTGAACGAAGTAGACAATGTTAGAGTATTCAATTTGAATACTGCAAGTATTCCAAAACAAACCGTTGCCATCTTCAAAATAAAATGGAAACAATGAAACCCCAAACCAAACTACTAATCACTTTACTACTGGCCTCAGTTCTTATCTGGGCTACTTCCTGCCGGACGTATCGGGTTGAATATGCGGAGGCGAAGATCACAGTTTACAAAGGACGGGTAAAGGTAGAACCAACAACCAATTTCAAACCCATGCCGGACACTACGGTAAAAGGGTATTTAATAAGAAAAAAATACTAATGCAATACCCTTCCGAATACCTGCAATGGCTAATCAGCCACTATGAAGAGAGATTGAACCAGGAGAGGGCGAAGGGTAATTACAAAGCAATATCGTTCTTAAAAAACCAATTATTCTACTTTAAAAGAATAGCATGACACCAACAGAAATATTTGTAACAATTGCAGTATTAGTTACCGGCCTTATCCTCTCAGTTTATTGGGAGATTAAATCAGCTAATGATGAAATGAATAAACAGCAGCAGGAGGCCAACAAGAAAGAGATTGACCGCTTACTAAGTTTTGACGAGGCTGACATATATCGGTAGGGGTTATGGGAGGTACTCTTATACCGTCTTTTCGGGAGAGTTTAAATACGGCAGTTGAATAACGGTAGCCTCCCTTTTTAAAGATTTTTCTCATAGGCATTTGGTTACAATTTAGAAAGCAAACGGGGGCTGTTTCTACAACCCCCCAAATTTTAAAACAATTAAAATGAAAACAATACAACCAGACAACCCGCCAAAAGACTTTAATGATTGGATTAACTACATCTTCACAACCATAAAAGAAATAAAATGAGCAACGAATTAGTAAAACTCTCTTTTTCTCAGGAACAAATTGACCTGATAAAATCACAGATAGCCCCAAAAGCTACCAATGATGAATTAAAGCTATTCATCCACCAGGCTAAACGAACCGGCCTTGATCCGTTGGCCCGTCAAATCTATGCCATCCACAGAAAGGTAAAGCAGGGCAATGAGTATGTAGATAAGATGACAATACAGACAAGTATTGATGGCTTCAGGGTTATCGCCGAAAGGTCAGGTGACTATGCCGGACAGGATGAACCATTCTTTGAAGATGTGTTAGCTGATGACGGTAAGGTGAAAGATAAGAAGTGCAAGGTAACTGTTTACCGTTTCAGGGGTGATACCCGTTATCCTGCTGCCGTTGGGGTTGCCTATTGGAGTGAGTACGTACAAACTGACAGGGAAGGTAGACCGTCTGGAATGTGGGCTAAAATGCCCCGTACAATGCTCGCAAAGGTAGCTGAGGCACTTGCACTCCGTAAGGCTTACCCGCAGGATTTGTCAGGTCTTTACACTAATGACGAGATGAACCAGGCTGACACTACACCATCTCCCGTAGTTGATGAAGTTGATCCGGCTGATAAAATATACCTGATGCATATGTTATGGCAAACCGGATTGACTGAGGATGAAAAACAGGCTGAGATTGCGGCAATAAATATGTGCAGTGATTATAAGACATTCCAAAAGATTGAGGCAAGGCTTAGTAATTCTCAGCAAAGCATTGACACAATAGTAAACCCTTCCCAAAAGGATATTTCAAATCACATAAGAAAAACAGTAAAAGCATGAGAACCGATAAATTAAAAATATTAGAAAATGCGTTATCACAGATGCCAAAATTTTTTACATCAACACAGTTTGGAGTTAAAGTAAGGCAATTAGGCGGTGATTTGTCTTATGGTAAAACAGGATTGATTACAAATTATTTGAATTGTAAGGCTAAAAAGTTAGGTAGTCAAAGGTGGGAAAGATTTGAAAATGTAAGTGCTATTATAAAGTCATCTGATGTTTATAATGCTCTTGATCGTTCAGATGTAAATAATGCTATTGATCTTTTAAAATCACATGGCTATAAAATTTATAAAACAATAGAAATATGAGCAACTACCAAACCAAAGAAAACAGCGGGGCCATTTTTAAAAATGACCGCAAAGAAAAAGAAACCCATCCTGATTACACCGGAACCATAAACGTAGCCGGTAAGGACTGGCAGATCAGCCTTTGGGTGAAAGAAGGTAAAAAAGGTAAGTTCTTTTCAGCATCCATCAAAGAGCCGTATGTAAAAGACGGCCAGCCTAAGACATTTACCTCACCAAAAGAAGATTTACCCTTCTAATGACTAAAGAGCAATTAACCGAATCGGCTACTAAGATGCAAGGCTATCTGGAGAAAAAGGCAGGTAGTGAACCAAACGACCTTATAGACAGGGCAGAGAATCTTGCCATCTTAATAGCGAAGTCAGGGCAATGCCTGGCCTCCGCTAAATACTTACAAGATACGGTAGTAAATGGTGCAATCATGGAGGCTCTCCAAAAGGCTTACGAGGAAAGATTATCATCCTCCACTATCAACAAGTTTGTGCAATCAGCAGCAAAGGACTTTAATTATCTGGTTAATTGGTTGGATAGGATAAATGCAACTGCTACCCATCAGTTGGATGCAATAAGGACAATAATTAGTTACAGAAAAAGCGAGTTAAATCTATGACAAAGAAACCAGGCATTGAAAAAGTAATTGACGGAGTAAGGTATTATGTGGATGGCGACAGAATGTTTATTGCCGATCAGTGGGATAAAATGTTCATCCCCTCCGTTAAAAAACCAGTTATGAAAAAGAATTACAAAGGCGAAAACCCAGATAAAAGAAACCTATGGCTAAGAGCTTAGTAAAGATTGACACCAATAAACTTACTCAGTACACTATCATGATACTTCGCTTATCAGGCTTTAATGTTTGGCGGCAGAATAACGCTGCTGTGTACGACCCGACTAGGAAGGTTTACCGCCGCAATAGCAGCACTCCGGGAATCCCAGATATTATCGGATATAAAAAAGATACGGGGGTTTTTGTGGGGGTGGAGGTGAAGGTCGGTAAGGATAAACTCAGTAAAGAGCAGGTGAATTTTGCCAACGATTTACAGGCTAACGGCGGGTGGTATTGGGTAGTAAAGACTTTTGACGATGCGGATGCTATCGGTGAATTGTTTAAACGACCCAACCTTTTTAAAACAGCATGAGATATTTATTTATCATTATTTCCCTCTTACTACTAACCGCTTGTGGCACTCAGAAAGAGTGCAAGTATAAACAACATCGTCAAATAAAATTCAAAGGGTTTTTATGAGAAAAACATCAATCCAGGCTTACCAAAGCCTCAGTCTTGAAAGCAAAAAGACAATGTGGGCGAAGATTATTAAAGTCTTAAAACGCCACAGAAACGGCCTTAATTACTCAGAGATAGCCGGTAAGATCGGGGCCGAACCAGTACAGGTAGCAAGGCGGCTGAATGAATTAGTACAGGCTAAATTAATTGAGAACACCAAAGAAACCCGGCCAACATCATCAGGACGGCAGGCAATGGTTAGGAAACTTAATAAAAGGTTTGCAGCATGATAGAATATCAAAAATTCATAGAGAGTAAAAAACATTCGTCAATTAATTACGGTATAGAACCTAATTACTTGCCTGATGCCATGTTTGACTTCCAAAAGCATGTAGCTGAGTATGCAATAAAAAAAGGAAGGTGTGCTGTTTTTCTTGACACTGGATTGGGTAAAACTATTATTCAGCTAACGATTGCTAAAAATTACGTTCAGCATACTAATAAGCCTGTTTTAATTATTACCCCTTTAGCAGTAGCGTTTCAGTTTATAAAGGAAGCTGAAAAATTTGGAATAGACGATATCAGCTATTCAAAAGACGGAAGTTATAAAACAAAAATAGTTATATGTAATTATGAGAGGTTAGAGCATTTTAATTCAAATGACTTTGACTGTGTGTTACTGGATGAAAGCTCAATATTGAAAAACTTTGACGGAGCTATTAAATCACATATAACGGCATTTCTTAAAAAGGTAAAATACCGCTATTTATTTACAGCAACTCCATCTCCTAATGATTATATAGAATTAGGCACAAGCTCAGAGGCGTTAGGCTACATAGGTTACATGGATATGCTAAGTAAGTTTTTTAAGAATAACCAAAACAATGTAGCAAAGCTATCACAGATAAGCAAGGCAAGACAAGGCGAAGAATGGTATTTAAAGGCACATGCTGAAAAAGACTTTTGGAGATGGGTAGCATCATGGAGTATAAGTTGCCGTAAGCCTTCAGATTTAGGGTTTTCAGATTCATTACACACACTCCCCGCACTTAATGAAGTACAGACAATAATAAGAAATAGCAACCCATTAGCTATAAATGGGCAGGGTTCTTTATTTGCTTTACCTGCTATGGGATTTGCTGAGATTAAAGCAGAAGTAAGAGCAACGATAAAAGAACGGTGCGAAATGGCAGTACAAAAATCGTCTAATCATAGTACTTCGGTTTATTGGGTAAATCTCAATGATGAAGCTGATTTGATAGGCCAACTTGACCAGTCAGCCGTTGAGATAAGGGGTAATATGGATATAGATAAAAAAGAGGAGTTACTATTAGCTTTTGGTAACGGTGAAATTAAAAAGTTGATAACTAAAACAAGTATAACCGCTTTTGGTTTAAACTGGCAGCATTGTAACCATACTACTTACTTCCCGACATACTCTTACGAGCAATATTATCAATCTATAAGAAGGTTTTGGAGGTTTGGGCAAAAGAGTGACGTATTTGTTGATTTGATTTTATCGGACGGCCAAATCAAAATAAATCAAAACCTAATAATAAAAAAGGATAAAGCTGTAAAGATGTTTGAAACATTGTCCAAACAAACAAACTCAGACTTTAATATTATCAAAACTGACTTTAATAAACCTATTACATTACCAAACTTTATAAAAAAAGCAATATGATAAAACAGCAAGTAATAACGGATGACTATGCTATTTATAATAGCGACTGTATGTATGTAATAAAGGATTTACCAGATAACAGTATTGATCTTTCTGTATACTCACCACCATTTGCAGGACTTTACAATTACAGCAGTCACGAAAATGATTTTAGTAATTGCGAAACAAAAGAACAGTTTTTACAGCAGTACGAATTTTTAGTAGCTGAGATGGCAAGGGTTACAAAGTCAGGAAGGATAAATGCTGTCCATGTTACAGATGTACACACAAACACTGGAAGGCTTTGGGATTTTCCAGGAGAGGTTATCCGCATACATGAAATGTACGGATTTGAGTACCATAATAGGATTACAGTGTGGAAAGAACCTTTAAAGGTTAGAATGAGAACAATGGTGCAAAGCCTTATGCACAAATTTATTGTCGAAGATGCTACTAAGTGCTTTACTGCGATGCCTGATTATGTTTTGATATTTAAAAAAAGGGGTGATAATGAAACTCCAGTAACACACCCAAACGGATTAAACGACTACGAATATTTCGGAGAAACACCATTCCTTAATGCTCATATTGAAACATACGGTAACTATAAAGATTTTAGAAAAAAATGGGAAGGCTTTGACGGTGATCAGAGAGAAAACAAGCTCAGTCATTTAACATGGCAAAGATATGCTTCAAGTGTTTGGGATGATGTAAGGATTGATAATGTACTGCCATTTAAAGATAGTAAGGAAGAAGATGACGAAAAGCATGTTCACCCATTACAGTTAGATGTGATTGATAGAATAGTTTATTTATATACCAATCCTGGTGAAACTGTTTTAACTCCTTTCATGGGTGTAGGTAGCGAGGTTTATTCTCCCGTATCAATGGGCAGGAAAGCCATTGGTATTGAACTAAAGGAAAGCTATTTTAAACAAGCTACATTAAACGTAAAAGAGGCAGAAAAAAGATTTAAATCACATAAACAACTTCAATTATTATGACACTAATAGTAACAAACACCGGCCAGTTGGAAGGTCACACACTTCCGGAGCCTAAAATGGTTTTTGAATTAGTCATCAGGCGTAACGGTCATTTCTTCCTGCACAAAGATTCGCTTCCATATTATCCGGCTAATTTTCTGGACACACTACGAAACAAAGGGTATAGATTATTTGACCTAAAAGATCATATTAAAGTATGCAAAGGATAAGAGCTTGCCAGTTGCAGGTAGGGGATATATTCAGAAAGAACGGACACACCTATCAGGTCACATCAATAGGTAGTACTATCAACTTCAAATCTATTGAATACGAAAACTGCAAATCAGTTTATTCCAGGTTCTTCATGAATACCAAAATGGTAGTCGAAATCCTAAACCGTACCATCCCCAACTATATCATAGAACCGGAGGTTATCGCTGATAAATTAGCGGCTTTCCTATCAGTCAGAAAGGAAGTGTTAAGAAGATCATACAGGGGCAACTCAGGGGGAGATAAGAGGTTTTACCGTCACTTGTACGTTTACCTGCTGCATCAGTACTCAGGGATGAATAAAGCCGAAATAGGGGACTATCTGGGGGTAGATAGGACAATCTGTTACAATTCGATTGACACAATAGCGGATTTGTGTAAGGAGAATAGTTTTATCCGAAATCAGGTTATCAAAATTGAAGAAATATTTGAAGGGGATCAAAAGGCAGCTTAAAAAATTAAAGTATTCTATGGCTAAAAGGTTTACAGATTCAAATAAATGGAAAGACTCTTGGTTTCAGGATTTGCCAACTAAATACAAATTGTTCTGGATTTATCTCTTAGATGAATGTGATGCTGCCGGAATTTGGAAACCAAACATAAGGTTAGCCAACTTCCAGATAGGAGAACCATTTGAAGAATCAGAGGTTAAAAGGGTTTTTAGTGATCGAATAGAGATTACAGATGACGGGTATTGGTTTATAAAAAAATTTATACAATTCCAATACGGGGAACTTTCCAGGACTTCAAAGCCTCATTTATCGGTTATTAAAATACTTGAAAAACACAAAATCATAGGGTATGTAAAGGGTATAGATACCCTTAAAGAAAAAGAACAAGTAAAAGAAGAAGAAAAAGAAACTGTATTTAGTATTGAAAGATGTAAAGAAATTGCCCTGAAGGACGACAAATGGGTACGGCTGAATAAGACCAACGAAACAGAGTTAAACCGATTTAACGAGTACCTCCAAAAGCAAAGTATTTATGAACTGAATCCGGCTGAGTATAAACGGTACTTCCATCATTTGAAGGAAAAGAAACCCGATAAGGTAAAGCAAAAACTAACGATTGAGGACTACCGCCGCATGGCCATTGAAGAAGATCAAAAACTAAAACAATCAGCATGATAGCAACAAATACAGCATTTGAATTTTTACGGGAACACAAGGACGTAAAGCCGGAGGTGGAGAACCTGGTAATGAAAAAAATCAGGGGCAGGGTGTCAAACCATGAACTCCTCACCATCTTTGAGGACGGCATTTCCGGCAAATACGGGAAGGTTTACAGCCTGGATGCTCAAACCCTGATTGATTGGGTAAACAAGGCACAAGCGGCTAAGAATCGTTCTGGTGCGGTTCTGGATAGCAACCTGCTTGATCCATCCACGCCGGTTAGTTCAATCAATTACCCGCTTACAGCAGTAGAATGGTTCAGGGAAACGAATAAAGCCTTTACAGCCTATTTATCGGGATTAGGCAGTTGGCATCCTCACATTTACCATCACCTTGTAATGGACGGGAAATTGCCTATAAAGTCAATGGAGAAATATACCCCTAAGGAATACCCGCTATGCCCTCAGTCGGATATTGACAAGGCCATGCAGTTAGCTGTACGGGATTATTTCGCCGAGTGTAAAAGCAAGGGTTACACTTATATCTATCACCCGAGGATGTGTGAGTAGTAACGTATCAGGGCTTTGCGTAGTAGCCCTTAGTAGAAACTTAAAATTAACCACGACACTTGATAGGGCTATTACGCAAAACCCTTGTTATGTGCCGTTTATTTTCAAGTTATGATTGATAAACTTTTAAAAAGCAGAAAAGATAAAAAGTCAGATTGTTGTAATAGAATCATAAAGTCTGGCGAAATGTATAACAAAATAGCATTTAAAGCACCAAGATTTGGCGAAGATGATTTGCAAATTGGTGTTGAATTTGTAGAAATACACGTTTGTATTGATTGCTATAATGAACAACAAGAGAAAGAAAATCAATGTAAGTGCAATAAACATTCATTTGTAGAAATTGTAAATACTTCATATTCTTTTAATGGTGTGCCACATCCTGAATATACAGGAGAGTTTGTTTGTGAAAATTGTGGTATTAGTAAAAAAGATGTTGAATTGCAGGGTGTAGGTTAAATGGCACATAACGATTGGGGTGTTTGCGAAGTCAATTAATAACAACAAAATATTCTGAAGATGAAAAATGAAATACAAAAGCTGATTACATGGGCTGAAGTTCGGCAGAAAGCCAATTCTGCCATGAATAAAGTTTGTACAACTGATAAAGTAGAATGGCAGACAAATGGAAGGCTGTCGGAATTGGCTTTCTTTATTGAGCAGCTGAAGTTGTTATTAAATGACTTCGCAAACACCCCGGTCGTTAGGCAAAATGAGCAGACAGTAAAGCCTTGCCATTGTTGTGGTGCTGAAATTAAAAATGATGTTGGGGATGTATTATGTGCTGAATGTTGGTCAAAATTGTTGACTTATTAGGCAAGGCGATGGCTGCGACCGCTGCATGGCCTTAGTGAGTTGTCCAGCGGCATTTTGCCTAACGTTTGGCAGCTTTGCGACAGGCAAGGCAACAGGGAACGTCAAGCCTAAATAATTGATGAAGCTAAATATTTATTCACCGCACGGATTAAGAACTTTCAGCCTTGCTTGCGCAAAACTGTTTGTTGTGTGTTCGTGCCAAATTTGAAATACTATGGATGATAAACTTGAAATGCTTGGTCAGGCTATTGACCGTGTTGACAATCTATCGCATGTGTTAGTAATACCAATGCCTGCGGATTTTCATTTGCAACAGTTGAAGAAGATACTGCCGGAAGTCGTAAAAGACCTAAAGGCGGGATTTGTTGCGGTGACGGGTGAAAATCCGTGGGATGAAGGTGAGTAGCGATGCTGTTGATGTGTCGTGTCAGAAGTGGCATGACACACAACGTTCGAGGGCTTTGCGTTCGTGCTGGCATTTATGTTTCATAGTTGATTAATAAGTATAAAGCTGATTATATGACTACAGATAATAACAATTCGCCAGGCCAGCATGACGCAAAACTGCTGCTGAAT